ACCTTATCTTCATCAAAGGATGTAAGGTCTTGGTCTGGCTCTAGGTCATAGTCACTTGCTGCTTGACCTACATAAATGTCTCTGTATATACCTTGTTCCTGCAATTGCTGGACTTGGTGACGGGGTACAAACTCATCTACAGCTACACCTAAAGCATCCTCAATGGAGGTAGCTACAGGGTCTATAAGGAAGTTCTGAGGCATTACAGGGCGTAGTTTGACTACAGTACGGTCAGTAATGTTTACACCTACAGCTTGTAGTTCTCCGCCCATGACAGGCTGAGTAGCTGGAGCCATCTCTTTTACGTCTTCAAGTATTACTTCACCAATACCAGTACCAAATACTGCGCTGTTGATAAGACATTCACCTACACTCTTGCGTAAGCCTACCTTCTCAAAGTCTTCATGCAGCTTTTGTCGTAAATATACAACGTCCTGAGTCTCTTGGTCTGCCATGTCATCGGTAATATCAAAGTATTTACCACGACCAAACGTAGCTTCCTCTATCTCAGCTACACTGGACTCTACAGCTTGCTGTGTAGCAGGGCTAATTATCCTAGACCTTTCACTTTTACGCATAGAGTCTTCAGCAGCCCAAATACCACGCCATAGACGGTAGAATTCTTCAAACCTTTCTGAATAATTAGACTCATAGTGGTCACGCCAAGAGTCACACTTAGCCATTACCCAGTTTTCTAGGTGTTCATCACTTGACAGTACGTCGTTATCACCGTATTCCATTATTTTTTACCTGTTTTGGCTGCTTTTTTAAAGGCTCTTGCTGTAGGTGCGCCTTTACTACCGGCTTTACGCATCTTTTCGTTGGAACCCGCTGCAATACGTTTACGTTTAGCATGAATGTTACTGTATAAACCTTGTTTAGCCATGTTAATATCCTGTTACTGTGTCTAATACCTCAAGATCATTGATCTCAAAGTCATATGAATAAGCTACTTTAGCTAATTGATCTATGTACGCTACTGAGTCCACTAGGTCATCATGTGTCAAAGGGTCTGGGAACTGAAATAACTGGTCCATAAACCTAGTGTTCCACTCACCTTTGCTTAATGTAATCTGACCATTCTCAAATCTACCCTGCAAAGCCCACATAATCCTGTCAGTCTTCTTCCTGTTACCATGTGTAAGCTGCTCTACAACAAAGAATCTACCATGTTGTTTCATTAGGTCAGTCAAAGGTGACATTACAGCCTGCTGAGATATACCACGTTCAATACCTACACTTATAGGTCTGTAGTCCCTGACTGCTTGAAATATCTTCCTAGCTGTCTCACCTAAGTCCCACCTACCATAGATAATGTTCTCTATGTGCCATCCGTCCTCATTAACTTTAGCTATAGCTATGGAGGATTCATCTAGTCTACTGTTCTTAGATCTTTTCTTGTTTACTTCCTCAAAGCCAGCTAAGTCAATAGCTATGTAGTAGTCACCTACATCTGGAGTCTCACCGAACTTAACCCAGTCCTCTTTGAACATCTCTGAGCCTCTGGCTTCAAAGGATGCCATAAACTCCTGTCTGAATGCGTAGGATGACATTGACTTTTTAGCTAGGTCTATTTCCTCAGAGTCCAGTAGTTCATTGTCATAACTTGTAAAGTGAAATGCTTTGTAGGACTCATCGTCCCCTAGCTCTGCGTACTTGTACAACTCATAGAAGTGATTACGCCCCATAGGTGTACCAATAAATAATGCACCACCCTTCTGGTCAGCTAAGGCAGGTCTAAGGATCTGCTCAAAGACCTCTGGCTTCATATCTGCATACTCATCCATTACTAGGTAGTACAGAGATACACCACGCATAGTCTCAGGTCTATCGGCACCCTTTAGAGATATTACAGAACCATTGATTAATTTAATTTGTAAATTGTTAATGTGAGCACTTACTATCACTTCCTGACCTAAGTCAAGTAGAGATTGCCACATAATGTCTCTAGCCTGCCCCTGTGTAGGAGCTACATAAAATACATTAGCTTTAGACTTTTCTAATGCTTTTACTATAATCTTCCATGCAGCTAGCCTAGTCTTACCTGTACGTCTACCAGCAGCTATTACTAAAAACCTAGTATTGTCTACCCAGACCTTCTTCTGCCAGTCTAGGAGTTCAATGTTAAGACTTGTCATGTATTAACTTTCTAAGCTTTTCCATTCTGTCTTCATCTACAACATAGGTATACTCTACTTCTACTTGTTCAGGTTCAGTATTACCATCCCAGTTAAGATCTTCCTGCTTGGCTAAGGTTTCTTTGTAGTCTTTGTTATCCATAGGTCCACATCACTGGTGCATCAGTAGATCTAATGTCTACATGTACAAATCCTTTAGCTACACCTATACCAGTAAAGCCTAGCTCTATAGCCTTTTTAACTATAGTGTGCCTACGACTACCAGAGGTTACAGCTATGTCCGCAGCTATGCCTTGGGCATGAGTACCTGGGGTTGTTTTACCTAACTCTATGGGGTGCTGTGGAGATCTATAACCACTGGTGATTACAAAGGGGAAATTACAAGCTTCTCTTAGCTCATCTAAGGCTAAAATAAGATCTTCTTCTATCTCATTCTCACCTGTCACTTGACAAGCAAACTCATCTCTACTGAAGTATTTATACATCTTGTTCTACAATCTCCCCTTCAATGTCATTAGAATCAACATTAGTTTCTACATTACCACCTAGTCCAGATATAGTAATGTTTACTGAAGATCTACCACTGGCTGCATCTTTTTCAAAATAGCTTAATGGTAGTGTACGGTCCATAACTAACTTCCAAGCAGCAGCTTGATTCTTATGGTCATTGTCCAGTGCAGCATCAAAGATAGTCTCTAGTACTCTACGGGACTTAGGGCTGGCTAACATACGAGCCTTGTACTCATTGATAATAGCAGCATCACCCTTAGGGCGACCCATGACTCCCCTATTCCCACGTTTACTTGAGGCTACCTCAGACTTTTTAGGTCTACCTCTGCCTCTCTTTTTCTTAGGTTCAGTAATGTTATTATCCATTATGTATTTACCTTAAAGTTAGCTAAGAATACCTCTTGATTATATCATACTTTTACTCAAAAGTCAAGCACTATTTACTGTTATTTACAATAATATGTGTATTTCTTGGATTATCTTGTGTATTCAAAGGGTTGACTAAGGTTAGTGAGTGCTAACTTATACTACTTTTTCTAATTTTTACTCTAGTAAGACTAAGGGCCTACAACAATAATCATAGAGACACCAGCACCGCCCCCGACCCCAACGGTTAGACCCACCCCCAACAGTAACCATTAGTTATCAGCGGGGGCTTAACCCAACGGTTAGACTAAGGTGTCACTTAGCCCAACAGTTAGTCCAAGGTCTAACCCTAGACAACAACAGTTAGACTAAGGTGAAACTAAACCTAATGGTTAGACTAAGGTTAGAGCTAAGGTCATCGCCTGGATTACAACAGTTAGACTAAGGACTAACCAAAGGGTTAAGTGTGTGGGTGTATGTAGTACCCCATTAGTCAACCCTAAGATTTACCTATAGAAGGAAGCACACCAAAGAGGTTATAAGAATTACCGTTGTTATAACTAATTGATATAAAGAAAGTTGACCTATAGTTTGACGTTTGTGCATTGGTCGTTCATAGTTACTACATCAACTGACAACAACAAAGAGAAACAAATGAAATTAAACGAACGCAAAAGAGTAGCAACATTAGCACCAGCTTACGTTGCACAAGTAAGAGAAGCCTTAGCACTCATCAAGAACCCTATGCGAGCCTGTCTAAATCCTCAAGGGATGTCTATGGATCAGGCACAAGCAATAGCATTAGAATTCAAAGCACTATAAAAGGAAATAAAACAATGAGACTTAAAACAATAGCAGCAAACCAGACAGAACTAACCCTACTTTGTGGCGCAGTAGTATTCTTTAGCTATGAAACACCAGTAGCTGCAATGCTTCCATCTGGGCAATACATTAGAACAGAAAAGAAGTGGTCAGTAACAACCAGTAAGCATCTTAACAAATGGCTAATCTCAGTCAGCGATAGCGTAAAACTGGTTCCTCAGGATGATTTATATAGATTAGTAGGAGAATAGAACAATGAAAGTACTTATTCTTTGCGAATCATCTGGAACAGTTAGAGAAGCCTTTAGATCCCTAGGTCATAACGCTTGGTCTAGTGACATCCTACCGGCAGACGATGGTAGCCCTAACCACATCCAAAGAGATTGTGTTGAGGTTCTCAAGTCTAATGAGCGTTGGGATTTAATCATAATGCACCCACCATGCACGGCACTAGCAGTTAGTGGGAACGCTACCTATGCCAAAGGTATGCCAAAGCACGACAAGCGTTTAGAGTCTATTGATTGGACTACAAAGCTTTGGAATCTTGCAACCAGTGTTTGTGACCATGTTTGTATGGAGAACCCTGTAGGAGTTCTGCC